TGGGACTCCACTGCCTGAGAAGTACGGGTACTGCAAAGATGTACTCGACGTGCTTAACGCCAAGGAAGGAGAGAAGATATGCGAGATGAAGATGGGGCTTACTGAGAACCTTGAGCCTTGCGGATTCTTTGATGATGCTGTGTGGTGGAGAGGTATAGCAGACTTGATAATACTAAACAAACGCACCAAAACAGCTTATGTAGTAGACTATAAGACAAGTAAAAATACTAGGTACGCTGATAAAGGTCAGCTAGAGTTGATGGCCTTAGCAGTGTTCAAACATATACCCGAAGTAGATTACGTCAGGGGTGGCCTAGTGTTTGTAGTATGTAACGAGTTAGTAAAAGACAGCTATAGCAGAGAAGACGAGTCTAAGCTATGGGCTAAGTGGCTAGCAGATTACAGTCGTATGGAGCAAGCCTTTAAGAATAACGTGTGGAACGCACACCAAAGTGGGCTATGTAAGCGTCACTGCATAGTGACAGAGTGTGTGCACAATGGGAGAAACTAATGCCATACAAGAATAAAGCAGATCGCAAGAAACAAAAGAACGCCCCTGTTGGTAGTAAGGAACATGAACGGCGTATGGAAAGACAACGTGCTCGACGTGCTATGGACAAGAAAGGTAAAGACGCTAACAAGAACGGCAAAGCCGACAAGCGTGAGGGTAAAGACGTTAGCCATAAGAAAGCATTGAGTAAAGGTGGTAGTAACAAGGATGGCGTGACAGTAGAGAGTAGGTCAGCCAACCGTAGTAGAAACTATAAGAAATGATGGTGTAGACGCTTACTTTGATGCGTCTTTAAATGATGCCGCTAACTAAGGCATAAAATTAAAGCAGTTCAGGTTTATATGTTTACCCATAATCAGACCTAGCCTTATCTGTGAACGAAGCAAGGCTATTAACTTTTTCGTGTGACGTGGACACCCACTTCACGCTATTTCGCATCGGAGAAACAAATGAAGATAGTAGATAACAAGGCGCTACTACTCACACTACGTAACCCATCAAGAGTTACCTCAGTGATACCTAAGAGTAGAGAATTACCAAACAACCAAGTACTTGTTAACTGGGGATTAGAAGAAACACAGGTGTTGCGGAACATGAAGATCAATGCTCCCTCCCCCATAGAATCTAATTACAAGTGGACAGGTAAGTACACACCATTCGACCACCAAAAAGTAACCTCTAGTTTCCTAACACTTAACCGTAAATCGTTTTGCTTTAACGAGCAGGGTACAGGTAAGACAGCCAGTGCTATATGGGCATCTGATTACCTACTCAAACAAGGTGCTATCAATCGAGTGTTAGTTGTATGCCCTCTATCTATTATGGATTCGGCATGGAGAAATGATCTGTTTAGTTTTGCTATGCACCGCAAGGTTGACGTGGCCTACGGTTCAGCTAAGAAACGTACGAAGATAATCGAGGGCGATGCAGAGTACGTGATAATAAATTATGACGGAGTGGAGATCGTAGCTGACGCAGTAGCCAACGGAGGGTTCGACTTAATAATAGTAGATGAAGCTACTCACTATAAGAATCCACAGACTAAACGATGGAAGACCTTAGCTAAGTTAGTCGGGCCAAGTACATGGCTATGGATGATGACAGGTACCCCTGCGGCACAAAGCCCTACCGATGCATATGGTATAGCTAAACTTGTTAACCCTAATGGAGTACCTAGGTTCTTTGGTTCTTTCCGTGATCAGGTTATGTGTAAGGTCACTAACTTTAAGTGGGTACCTAAAGAAGATGCTACGACCACAGTGCATAGGGTACTGCAACCTGCCATACGATTTACTAAGGAAGAATGTTTGGACTTACCGCCTATGGTATACGTCAAGCGAGAGGTAGCCCTTACTCGACAGCAACTAAAATACTATAAAGAATTAAAGAATAGAATGGTAATGCAAGCGGCAGGTGAGCAGATAACAGCCGCGAATGCCGCAGTGAACATGAACAAACTACTACAGATATCGGCAGGTGCAGTGTACACCGACAAAGGAGACTCGTTAGAATTTGATATCTCCCCACGCTATAAGGTGTTAAGAGAAGTTATAGACGAGTCTAGTAAGAAAGTATTAGTGTTCGTACCCTTTAAGCACACCATTGATATGCTAACTAACAAGCTACGCGAGGATGGCATAACCGTAGAAGTTATCCGTGGCGATGTATCTGCCCCTAGACGCACCGATATATTTAAACGCTTTCAAGAACAAGACGACCCCAAGGTACTAGTGATACAGCCGCAGTCAGCGGCGCACGGCGTTACATTGACTGCGGCTAACACAGTAGTGTGGTGGGCACCGACAAGTTCTCTAGAAACATATGCTCAAGCCAACGCTCGTGTACACAGGTCAGGACAAGATCATAAATGTACCATCGTCCAGCTCCAAGGTTCCCACGCAGAGAAACGTGTTTACTCATTATTAGACAATAGAATTAACGTACACACAAAAATGATTGATCTTTATAAAGAAATACTTGACTAGGGTACAATAACCCACTAAAGTTAACTTCCCGTTACTAAAGGAGCGTGCGATGAGTGAGGAAGTTAAGTCCACTGCTGAACAGTTAACCAAGATCTACTTGAAGATTAAGGATAGACGTTCAGAACTTTCAGCGGCATTTAAAGAAGAAGATAGCAAACTGTCTGAGCAGATAGATAAGGTCAAGAGAGCGTTACTTGATTACTGTAAAGAGCAGGGTGTTGATAGTGTAAAGACTTCAGAAGGATTGTTTTATAGGTCTGCCAAGACTAGGTATTGGACTAGCGATTGGAGCAACATGCATGAGTTTGTATTAGAGCATAAAGCACCTGAGTTACTTGATAAGCGACTCAACCAAACGAACATGAAACAGTTTTTAGAAGAGAACCCCGACCTTGTACCTAAAGGTCTTAACGTAGATTCAGAATACGTAGTATCAGTAAGGAGAAAATGATGTCCGTACCATATGTACCAATTGAACAGGTAGCTAAACACTTTACTGTGTCTCTATCTACTATCCGTGCTTGGGTAAGGCAAGGCAAGATACCCCCTAACACTTATATAAAGGTAGGTAATACCTATCGTTTTAGAGTGGCCGATGTTGAGAATGCCCTAGTTGGGTCACCCAATGAAGCCGCCTCATTTGATGAAGGGTTAGGGGAGTTTGAGCAATTAGAATTGGATTTGGATAACGATGAGTGATGACTCTCAACGTCGAATCAGCATACGTAATGGCAAGTTTCACTACGTAGTTGACGGTACAGAAGTTAGCACTGATGATTCAGATTCTATAGAAGTAGTGGTAGTTAATGCCGCTAAAGTATCTCGCGCTTACTATGGCGATGCGTATGACCCCAATAGGGTTGCGGTACCTACGTGTTGGTCACCTGACACACAGTTACCAGATAATGAAGTACCCCAAGATCAACGGCAAGCTATGCGTTGTATGGACTGCCCCCAGAACATTAGGGGTTCAGGTCAGTATGGGGGTAGGGCTTGTCGGTTCTCACAACGACTAGCAGTTGTATTTGGGGATAAGCCCGATGAGGTGTATCAGTTACAGATACCTGCCACATCAATATTCGGGGGCGATAAAGGGGGCAACATGGGTATGCAAAACTATGCCCGACTCTTATCCAAACACGATACCCCAATAGTTGCTATCACTACCAAGATATACTTTGATAAGGATAGCGTTGTACCAAAACTTTGCTTTAAACCAGTAGACCGTTTAGATGCAGACACATATGAGACAGTATGCAATATGATCGACCACCCGAATACATTACGGGCGATTACTATGACTGTCCCTATAACAAGTGAACCTGTGTCTCCATTCTCAGCAGTTGAAGGTTTCGAGTTAAACGCAAACTAAACGATTAGGAAATTATTATGGCCGTTACAAATAGTCAATATATTGTATCAAACGTCGAAGCCCTATGGCCTCGTATCAATAAAACTTACAAGTTCGACAACACGGAAAACCGTACCATACCGTGTGATGCTTTCGATGAGGGGGCTAAGTACGAGACTAGGTTCCGTATGTCAAAAGCCCAAGCTAAGGCTCTGTTCGTAGAGATGGTCAAAGCATATGAAACTAAGAAAGAAGCATCATGGCCTGAGAAGTTCGATATGCCATTTAAGAAAGAAGAGGATGGCACGTACTCGCACAAAGCATCCTTGAAAGGTGCTTACGGTAAGGACGCTACTTTTAAGCCTGTACAGTATGACTCAAAAGGCGTTAAACTACCTGAAGACTTCATGCTTACTACTGGAAGTACTGTCAATGTGGCGGTGACGTTTACCCCATATTTTATGCGGGAAGCAGGTGTATCTCTTAGACTACGCGCTGTACAGGTAATCAAGTACGTACCTATGGAAGCATCGTCTCCGTTTAGTGCTGTAGAGGGTGGGTTTGAGTTAGATAGTGGCAATCCATTTGAGGTGGTAACTGCGGCACCAGTGGAAACACCAGTAATATCTGATGATTTGTTTGGGGATGATGAAGCTACTAAAGTTAAAGAACCTAAAAAAGTAGTTAAGAAAACAGCACCTGCACCTAAAGCATCTGATGATGCACTAGCGTCTATAGTGGCTGATTGGGACGACGAATAATATCCCTTTGTAACACCATACCCATAGCTAGGAAAAATTCTGAAAAGGGCGTGCAAACGCCCCTGCTATGGTACCTCTCGGAATTAGGTACAGCTTATGAATACAGAAAATTTTTTAAGGAGAACACTGGGGAGTGAAGGGTACTATTGTTTGTTTTCGTTCCGTACGAAAGACGATAAACGCATACAGAAGTTCTACACCTCCATAGGTGAGATGGCAGATGCCGCTCGTGACCTAGACAGTAAAGGGTACGATGCCTACTTTGCATTAGCTACGTTTGAAGAGAACAACTCCCGTAAAGTTAATAACGTAAAACAACTAAAATCTTTCTTTCTAGACTTAGATTGTGGAGAAACTAAAGACTACCCGAATCAAGATGAAGCCCTCAAAGCATTACAGGGTTTCTGCAAGACGCTATCACTACCTAAGCCTAAGCTAGTTAACTCTGGTAGAGGTATACATGCC